AAAATATCCAGTTTATATAGTTTCTAAAGGTCGTTGGGAAAATCCGATGACCGCGAAGAAATTTTTGCGTGATAAAATTCCATTTAAAATTGCAGTAGAACCGCAAGAAGTAAAAAAATATCAGACCGTTCTAGGTAAAGAATCTGTTCTTGAGCTTCCTTTTTCTAATATAGGACTAGGAAGTTATCCCGCAAGAAACTATTGCTGGGAAGACAGCATTAAAAATGGATACAAAAAACATTTCTTGTTTGACGATAACATAAATGGTTTTGATTATTTTACGAATGGTAAAAGGGTTATGTGTGGATGCCATGAACCGCTTTTAACATTGCAGAAATTTTCAGAAAGATACTTTAAACTTGCCATTAGTGGGTTTAATTATGACGGATTTGTTACTAGTGGAACAAAAAAACCGTTCACAATAAATTCCCATGTATACAGCGGAATGCTTATTAATAATGAAATACCTTTTCGTTGGAGATTAAAATATAATGAAGACGTTGATTTGTGCCTTCAAGCTCTGCACGAAGGATGGAGTACAGTTCTTTTAAACGTATTTTTAATCAACAAAGTATCTACTACGGCAAAAATGAAGGGCGGAAATCAGGACGAACTTTATAAGAACAACGACGAAAAGAAAAAAATGTTAAAGTCGCAATCTTTAAAAATGATCTGGCCGCAATATGTAGAAGTTGTTCAAAGATACGGTAGACCGCATCATTTCGTGAACTGGAAGAAACATTTTAAACACCCCTTGAAAAGGATTGTTTCACTTGGCACGACCTAAAAAAGAAATCCCAGAAGCACAGCTTCGCGCGCTGCTTAGAATGAATCCAACGTTGAAAGACGCAGCGGCGTTCTTTGAATGTTCCGAAGACACGATAGAAGAACGATGCAAAGAGTACGGCAATGGCGCAAGTTTTCCGGAGTTTCGTGACCAAAATATGGTTCACACGCGGCTTAGTCTTATCCGCAACGCCCTCAAGATGGCAGAGAATGGCAACCCTGCAATGATGATTTTCTGTTTGAAGAACCTTTGCGGCTGGAAAGATAAACAAGAAGTATCAACAGACAGCGATACGAAAAACCTTATTAAGTTAGCTTATAAAATTGAGGATAAATAAATGCCGTTGGCTAAAGGTAAGAAAAACGTATCCAAGAATATTAAGAAACTCGTTCACGAAGGATACGAACAGAAGCAAGCAGTAGCTATTGCTCTGGATAAGGCAAAGCCTAAGAAAAAGAAGAAATGAATAGCACTCCGACGCTTCAGCAGTTCGACCCGAAGCGCATACCGTACCAGATTCAGGTTCTGCGCGACATACGCAAGAACTTCGATTACAAGAAACACTCGTTCCATGAAGTTCTGCTGTCCGGTAGCGTAGGCTCGGCAAAGTCTATCCTCATAGCGCACGTTGCCGTTACGCATTGCCTGTTTCACAAGGGCGCGCGCTTCTGCTTAGCCCGCAGGTCAATGCCAGATTTAAAACGAACTATTTTCCAAACCGTAGTTGATCACATTGCCGACCTTGATCAATCCATGTATGAGGTGAACGAAACCAAGGCCAGTATACGGTTTAATAACGGCAGCGAGATTATCTCTACCTCATGGGCAGATAAGAAAGCTAAGAAAGCGCGGTCACTTCAGCTTAGCGGAATAGGCTTTGAAGAAGTGACAGAGAACGACGACAAAGACAAGAAAGCATACGACGAACTTAGGCTACGAGTTAACCGATTGCCTCATGTACCTGAGCAGATAATCATTGCTGCCACTAACCCGGACTCACCTTCTCACTGGGCCTATAAACACTGGGTAGTTAGCAAAGAAACTAACCGTCACGTTTACTACAGCGTAACAACAGACAATCCATTCCTACCAGCCACATACATAGAGCAGCTTAAATCCGACCTAGACCCAAAGATGGCAGAGCGCATGCTCTACGGTAAGTGGATCGAAATTGAAGACGAAGTAATCTACTACGCCTATTCACGAGATAGGAACTACAGAGACTACGATTATAAAGTTAACGAACACCTACCGATATACTTTACATACGATTTTAACATAGGCGCTGGTAAGCCTATGTCTTGCTGCTTCTTCCAAATAATCGGCGATACGTTCCACTTCTTTGACGAAGTAGTAATAGACGGGGCACGCACAGAGAACACTTTAGAAGAGGCTGCGTCAAGAGGCCTATTTGATCTATCAAACACATACTATTGCAATGGAGACGCGGCGGGTAAACACAGAGACACGCGCTCTAACCAAAGTGACTACGACATTATTGATAGCTTCCTAAAGAGGCATAGAAAACCAGACGGTACTTTCCTTCAGTACGCTAGGCAGATACCAAGCGCTAACCCGCCGATCAGAGACCGACATAATATTGTGAATGCTTATTGCCTTAACCTAAATAAAGAGGTTAGGCTTTTCGTGTATAAAAAAGCAGCTACACTAGATGAAGGCATGCGACTAACTAAACTAAGGCCAGGCAGCCAATACATTGAAGACGATAGCAAGCGCTATCAGCATATCACTACCGCTTTAGGCTATGCGGTTCATTATCATAATTCTAACTTACGGCGCGACAGCGCAGTAAAAATGCTGAAAAGGTAAACAATGGATATTTTAAACCCATCAGTTCGCAAAGCCATTATCGACGAAATCAACAGCGACGATAACAAACGCCGTAAGGCAGAGCACCAGAAACGCGCAGACGTTTTCAGCGACCACACTAGAGAGCACGTTCTGAAAATGCTCATGCAGGAATTTAGCGCGCAGACCGTTAGCGAGATGCGTACCTGCACTAGCGTTAACCTAAGCAAGCGAATCATTACTGAGATGGCTAGCATCTACAAACGAACGCCGGAACGCGTATTCGTAGGCGCTAGCGAGTCACATGAAGAAGGAATCGAACTTGTCTACGAAGAGTCACAAGTTAACGTGAAGCTAAAGAAGGCCAACCAAAAGTACAAGCTCCACGACCAGTGCGCGATTCAGGTACTACCGCAAGACGGTAAGATCGCACTACGTTTGCTAGCACCGCATCAGTACGACGTTATCCCTGATCCGCAAAACCCAGAGCGCGCCCTGGCATATATCATCAGCACATACGATAGAAGCACGCTGGATAACACCACGCAAAACACTACAGACGTTCAAGGCAACTACTACGGCAGCAAGAACGGGCAACAGGCGCAAGGCGCAAACAAAGCAATTGCCGATCAGCAAGACTACAAGAGCACGCTAAATAGGCACGTAGTGTGGACAGCCGATCACAACATTGTTATGGACGGCAGCGGTAACATTGTAGAAGAAAACCCAAACCCGATTGGCATGCTTCCGTTTATTGACGTTGCTGCTGATAAAGACTTTGAATACTGGGTTCGCAAGGGAAGCGGCGTCGTAGAGTTCTCTCTAGACTTCAGCGTAGTGCTCTCCGACACATGCAACACTAACCGCCTACAAAGCTACGCTCAGCCCGTTATCGTAGCCGAGAAAGTACCCGAGGCTGTAACGGTAGGCCCGCAGCATATTCTTTTCTTGCCGCTAGATCCAACGCGCCCAGAGATGAAGCCTAGCTTTGAGTTCGCATCACCGCGCCCTGATCTAGAGGCTAGCCTAAACCTACAAGACAGGCTGGTAAGTTACTTCCTTACCTCGCAAGGTATCGACCCGAAAACAATCGCCAGCAGCGGAGACGGTAACAAGTTCACGTCCGGTCTCGAGCGCCTGCTTGCCATGATCGAACGCTTCGAGGCTTCGCAAGACGATACCGACCTGTTCAAACTAGTAGAACAGAAACTCTACGCACTACTACGCGCCTGGTATCAGGTAGTAGTGGGCACGCCTATGCTAGACGACTCGCTAAACTTTGGCGTGTGGCCTGAGAACGCTAGTATGGAAGTTTACTTCTCTGGTCCTGAAATGCTCAGCACCGAAAAAGATAAGGAAGATTCCGTAATTAGACGCCTCGAGAACGGTCTAATCAGCAAAGCAGAAGCCATTATGGAGCTTCGCGGAGTAGATGAGCAAAAGGCTAAAGAAATAGCTAACGCCATTGATGGCCTAGACGAAAATAATTCTATTGAACAACAACCACAGCAGGGGGCATAATGCAAGAAGCAGC